CCACATCGCCATGGGATGCCTCATGCTACGCCGAAACGCTCATCCGTGAATTTCCAAAAGGGCTCTCAGAAGGAGGGGGGGAGAAATGGTACCGCCGGAAACCAGAACTCTCTCATTTCCAGAATGTTTACGACATCTAAATCTCAGGGCACTATAGGAAATTTTAATGCAGAATTTTATTCAGGCGGCCTGAATTATTATGGCGGAATGGATGTAAATAAGTGGTCACATACAGTTTCTGATGGGACAAACTGGATTTGGGATAACATACAAGAATTATATGAAGGTCACCCGTATTATTGTAATCCTCAGGAATCAAATGTTTGTTCTGTAAAATACATGAACGAAGAAGATATATATGGCGTGGGGCCCGGTAATCCTCAGGCACAATATGATCCTACTTCTGGTAATAGAATGATGTTTTGGTTGACTACCAACCATAACATTAATTATAATTCTTCAGAGTTTTTAAGATGGTCTCCAAATGAAACCGTTTTCAGATATAGAATTATGACAAAAAAGGATGCATCTGGAAAAGAATGGATGTTCTATGGGCTAAACCAAAATTATAAGCCAAACGTAGGAACAGTTTCCGTAACGGGAAATATCTCTGGATCAACGCTGACGGTTACGCATACGACAGGCGTAATATCAGGCGATATGCGTATATGGAATGCTGATCTTCAGAAAGAAGTGGAAATTGTATCTCAAAAGACCGGTGAATCAGGAGGCGTTGGCACGTATGAGATTTCGGATCTCTCTTCAGAAACAACTAACATAAATATAAAATTATCTGATTTTATTATCGGTTATTCACCAGTTTTTGGAACTACAGGAAAAACTGAGCCTACGTATGTTTTTCAAAACGGTAAAACATTTACAGATGGAACAGTTCTTTGGACGTGTATTGGTACATGGCAATATGATCTGGAAAGTGTAATCAAAGTCGGTGGAAGTAATGATCCAGAGAACGGTTATGTTGAAAGGATCGGTACTCTCATGACAGAAGAAACAGACTATATTTATAATGCAATATTTGATTTTTCTAAAGCAGCATTTGATCCAGGAGTGACTCATGTATTCGCTAGAATGCAGAAAGACATGTACATTGATCTTACGGCAGATGGAACACAGGAGGGACAAAATAATCATCTTCTTGGCTATAATTCGAAAAATTCCTCTTTAGAATATGATGTCGGAAAAGAACCGATTTTTACACTTAGTGATGCAAATGGTATTAATACTCATGCATTGAGCCTTGATAGTAACGTTAATTTCTCTAGGAAAAAATATACAGATTTTAATAGCAAGCCATCTCTATGGATTATGGGCACAACAGATGAGCCTTCCACGGATGGTTCGAATACTGCAGGAGACTTTTTTATAAATAGATATGGAGATTCATCTACTTTGTCTGGAGTGGACTATTTGGATCAGCCGTTTTCTATAACGCGAGTGGACGGTAAAGTGCATATTAATAACGGCCTTTCTATATCGAACGGCACAGATGTGGTCGGAGGTATTAAAACCGATGCACTCTCTGTTTCTGGGTCATTTTACCTTGGTGTGATGACGAAGGATAATATTCTTGCATTGAATTCTCCTATTGAAGGGCAAAAAGTTTTTGATATTACTGATCATGAGGAGCTAACCTTCCGCTGTCCGGCTGGGACAACGTGTGGATGGTTTCCTGTTGTCTATGGGGAGCCGATCCGTCAGTAAATAGTCCTTGTTTGGGAAGTAATTACTCTCAAACGCGCTCAGAGTGTTCAAAAAATTGTCTCTCTATTACTCTACATCATCTTGCCAAATTTTCCCGGTTCAAGCTCTCACCCAGGGCCGGGACGCCGTCGTTCTGGCGCTTGACCGCTCCGTGCGCCGCACTGATGTTGATGGTCACCTGCACATCGCCCGCTGCATCCTCTCCGCCGCTACGGTCTGCCCCTATTACGGGCATGAAATTCCGGGTGCCAAAGCTCTGGGGCTAGACCCGAACACCCTCTATCAGGTCTATCGGGACCCACAGGCTCTGGCCCGCGCCGCCGCCAGTATGGCGGGCAAGCCCATCCTCATGCAGCACCAGCCCGTTTCGGCGCAGGACCACCCGAAGGAGATCACCGTCGGGGCCGTCGGCAGCGATGTCCGGTTTGACGCCCCCAACCTCATCGGCAGCCTGACAGTGTGGGACCAGTCCGCCATCGCCGCGATCGAAAGCGGCCAGCAGCGCGCCGTCTCCGCAGGCTACCGCTACCGCGCCATCCCGCAGGGCGGTGTGCAGGACGGCATGCCTTACAGCCTGACCATGACGGACATCACCTTCAACCACCTCGCCCTTGTCACCCAGCCGCGTGTGAAAACCGCCATCATTGGCGATGCCGCACCCGCGCCCCACAGGGATCATGCCTCTATGACGCACCCCACGCCTCCGCACCCCGGCCAGCCCCAGCCGGTCACTCCGCACACCACCTCCCACCCCGGCGCACCCAGTACGCCCCTGGCCAACACCACTCCAGCCCGCTCCAGCACCCAGCCCACCACACCCGGCACGGCCACTCTTGCCGGCACACCGGTCCCGGCCTCTGTGCCGACCGCGTCCGCAGGTACCGCCACGCCGCAGCCCACTCCCCCGGCTGGCGTGCCCTCCACAAGCGCCACCACACCCACCAGCGGCACACCGCCCACCACCATGGACGCCGCTCTGACACAGGCCGTGCAGCAGGCAGAAGCGGAGGTCATCCGCCGGATGGAAGCCCTCCACGCCGCGCGGGATGCAGTGCGCCCGTTTGTGGGGGATGTGGCTATGGATAGCGCCACGGCCGTCTACGGCTTCGCGCTGCGGGAGCAGGGCGTAGACCTCACAGACCTGCCGGAAGCCGCTTACAAACCGCTGTTCCAGCAGGTCGCGCGCCTGAAAACACAAACCAGCCCTCTCGGAATGGATGCAGAACAGACCGTCTCTTTTCGGGACACGTTCGGTCTTGGTCGCATTACGGTGAAAGCATAATCCATGGCATTTCAGACACAGGTTAACACCCAGCCCGTCCCCGGCCTGCCGGGTGATTTCGCCTCCCTCAATCCCACGGCCACTTTTCCGGCAGGGGAGGGCGCACTGGTCGCCGCAGCCGGAGGGTGCATCCTTGGTGCCTTCGGCTGGGTGCAGACCGATGGCCGCAGCGTCGCCAACGCGCCCGCCAGCGGCACCACCACCGCGCCGGACGGCTTCGTGCACCGGGATCTCACCGGCCAGATCGCCAGCCTGTTTGATGAAAGCAGCCTGACAATCCCGCAGGGTTTCCCGGTCAGCCTGTTCACAGCGGGGGATTTCTGGGCCACCAGCACCACCGCCGCCACACCCGGTCAGGCCGTGTTTGCGTCCACTACAAACGGCAGCATCGCCACCGCAGCAGCCGGGGCCACCGTGGCCGGCGCCGTGCAAACCCGCTTTTACGCCGCCTCAGCCTGCGCTGCGGGTGAACTTATTAAAATCTCAAGCTGGAGCCACGCTGTATGAGCGATTTCACAACACAACTGGCTGAACTGAACCGCCTCGGCTTCATCATGCCGGAAGCCCGCGGCATGATCGCCAACAGCCTGCTGGCCTCGGATGCTCTGGCGCAGGACGCCCAGCCCACGCTCTCCACCACGGCCAGCGGCGGCATCCCGGCCTTCATGAGCGCATGGGTGGACCCGGCGCTTATCAAGGTCGCCTTCGCCCCCATGCGCGCGGCCGAACTGCTGGGTGAAGTCCGCAAGGGCGACTGGGTAACCCGCACCGCCATTTTCCCGATGATTGAGACCACAGGCGAAGTGTCCAGCTATGGTGACTGGAACAGCAACGGCCAGGTCAGCCTGAACCCCACCTACCCGGACCGCCAGTCCTACCATTATCAGGTGTTCGTCTCGTGGGGGGAAATGGAGCTGGCCCTCGCCGGTCAGGGCCGCCTCCAGTGGGCCGCCAGCCTGCGGGAAGCCGCTGCGCTGAAACTGAACAAATTCCAGAACCAGACCTACTTTTTCGGCATCAACGGCCTGCGTCTGTATGGGTATCTGAACGACCCGCGCCTGCCTGCCGCCATTACCCCCGCCGTCAAAGCCGCAGGTGGCACGGGCTGGGCCGCCGCCACGCCGGAAGAACGGCAGGATGACGTCATCGCCCTCATCAACCAGCTCCGCAGCCAGACGGCCGGGCTGGTGGATACGGAAACCCCGATGGTCCTCGGCCTGTCTCCCACGCGCATGGGCCTGCTCACCCGCCGTAACAGCTTCGGCCTGTCTGCCGCCTCCCTGCTGAAAGACACATACCCTAACCTGCGTTTTGTGCAGGCCGTCGAGTATGGGGACGCCGCAGGCAGCACGGTCCAGACCATGCAGATCATGGCGGAGCATGTCGGCGCGCAGAAAACGGCGGAAACAGCCTTCACGGAAAAACTCCGCACCCACGCCGTGGTGACCGACGCTTCCGCATGGAAGCAGAAGCTCTCTCAGGGCACATGGGGCGCCATCATTTACGTCCCCGCAGGCATTGCCACCATGGCGGGCCTGTAAAACAGCGTTCTCCTCACAGTCTAGTTTTAAGGGATGCCCCGGCATGGCCACACCTTCCACCGTCACCATCGGCTGCAAACTGCCCAACGGCCTCGTTCTCTCGCTGGGGGATGCCCGGCATGAGCTGGCCGGCACCCGCGCCTCAGCCGTTATCGGCGGCTATGGCCTCACCCCCGTTCCGGCAGATTTCTGGGCTGCATGGTCCCGCAAATATGCGGAATTCCCGCCGCTGAAAAACCGCCTGATCTTCGCGCAGAGCACGCTGGATAAAGCCACCGGGCAGGCGCGGGAGCAGGCCGCCCTGCGCACCGGCGTGGAGCCTCTCAACCCCGCAACGCCAGCCCCCGGCATCACCCCGGTCTGATCCGCCAGCGGCGTTTTGGTCCCTCACGCAGTGGGCATGGTTTGCCCGCCTGTTCCTCAAGGAGCGTCCCATGCCCTCTGTGCCGTTTGATGCGCAGGCCTGGCAAACCCGCTACCCCGCGCTGTTCGCCACGGTCGGGGCAGAGGGCGCACAGGCCTGTTTCGATCAGGCCACCCTGTTCCTCGCCAACGATGATACGTCGCCCGTCAAAAACCTCCCCCGCCGCGCTGCCCTGCTGGGGCTGATTGCCGCCCATCTGGCGCAACTGGGCCTCGGCGGAGCAGCAACCCAAACCCCCGGCGCAGACCAGCCCGCACTGGTGGGTCGCATCACGTCCGCCCGCATGGGCAGCGTGGCGCTTGAGGCCGATCTGGGGCCGGTCAGCGCCGCACAGGCATGGTGGGCGCAAACCCCCTATGGCGCAGCCTACTGGGCCGCCACAGCCTTCCTGCGCACCGCCCGCTACGTGCCCGGTTTCCCGCAAACCCCTCTCTCGTGGCCCTGAGCGTACCCCGCATCATCCCGCTCCAGAATAAGGCATCGCCCTCATGCCTCGTCCTTCCGCCCCCGCCAGCCCGAACACCAGCCCGCCGTCCGCCGGAAATGCAAGTGTTAAAGCCGGATTTTTCAAAACGGCGACGGAAGCAGACGGCACACCCATCGCCGCCATAGCCGCCGTGCAGGAATTTGGTGCGGTGGTGCGGGGCAGGGAGGGGCATACCACCGTCATCCCACCCCGGCCGTTCCTGCGCCAGACCGTTGCATATCACCGCACCGCATGGGTCCGCCTGCTGGCAAACGCGCTAAAGGCCAGCCTGCGCACACCCGGCAGGGCAGGGGACACGCAACACGCTCAGCAAACCCTCGTCCAACGCCTCAGCACGCCCACACAGGCGCTCACCACAGTCGGGAAGGCCATGCAAACCGACATCACGCAAACCATCCACCAGACCCACACCCCGCCCAATGCCCCGGCTACCATCCGGCATAAAGGGTTTGATAAACCTCTGGTGGAAACAGGAACCCTGCAAAACAGTGTCAGCTTTCAGGTGGATGTATGAGCAGCCTGTTCCGCCTCGTCGCCGCACAGGTCAGCAGGTTAACGCCGCCCATCCTCGCCACCCTGCGTGCGCAGGAGGGCACCACCACACAGCCCGATGGCACGGTCATCCCGCATTATGTGGATATCCTGCTGCGCATCATGGTGCAGGCCGCGTCCAGCGCGGACCTCACACAGGTCGCGGGGCTTAACCAAAGCACAGATACCCGCGTGGTCTATCTGCCAGCAGACCTCAAAGGCATTGACCGCGCCCACCAGTTTGGCGGGGATGTTCTGGTGTTTGAAGGCTCGGAATGGCTGGTCACAGGCCAGCCCGAAACATGGGGAGGCGGCCAATGGTCGAAACTTCTGGTTACCCGACAGCGTCCGTCAGCCTGCCCCCCGTAACGGCAGCAACCACCACGGCGCTCCGGGCTTTTTTACAAACCATCCTGCCGCCAGACCTGCCCGTGCTTCTGGCCAGACAAAACCGTATGGCCGCCCCCAACGGGCCTTTTGCCCTCATGGCGCTGCTCCTGCACCAGCAGATTGCCACCAGCGCTACCCGCTACACCGCCAACACCCGGATCATCCTGCAACAGCAGGACATTGCAGTGCAGGTCAGCCTGTTCGGGGTTGGGGCTGCGGATAACGTCCAGCGCATTAGCACCGTCTTTCAAAACGGATGGGCTGCCGAATTTTTCATGGCTTTTCACCAGAACACACTGGGGCAAACGCCCCCGCCGCCGCGCATCGCCCCCCTCTACGCCGGGCCAGCCCGCCAGATCCCCTTCGTCAACGGTGAGCGGCAATATGAAGAGCACTGGCAGATCGACCTGCATCTTCAGGCCAGCTTCGCCCTCTCATTCCCGCAACCAATGGCCTCTGCCGCCCGGCTTGCGCTGGCAGATGTCACCAGTCCACAGGGTTCCCCTTCCGCATGACGCTCCCCATCAGTTCCCTTGTTACCGTCACACCGGGCGTTCTCTCTCCGGGTGGCACCGTCAGCCTGCTGAACGGCATGGTCTTTTCCACAAACACATCGCTTGCATCAGGTGTTTCCACATTCACCTCAGCGGAGGATGTTGCCACAACCTGTGGTGCTACATCCGTGGAAGCCAGCATCGCCAGCATTTATTTCTCGGCATACACCAACGCGCAGGATACGCCGGAAAAGCTCTATATTTTCCAGCTTCCCGCCACCCCGACAACGGCAGATTACGGCACCTACCTCTCCACTGCGGCCGATCAGGCAACAGACTGGGCGCCCTTCCTGTTCGCGCAGGAGCCGGAGCCCGCCGCCAAAACCCAGATCGCCACATGGCTGGCCGCTCACCCCAACCGCTACTGGGGCCTTGTGCAGGATAGTGATGCCTCCATCCTGAGCACCAATGCTGCCACCAGCTTTGGGGCGACGGTCAAAGCGGCGAATACGTCCGGCCTCACCTGCCTGTGCAATACGGATAATAATGGCGGCACACTGGCCGCAGCCCTGTGCCTTGGCTGGGCCGCGAGCGTGAATCCCAACCGCGCCAGTGGCCGCACCACCCTGATGTTCCGCAACAATGGCGGCGTCCCCCCGGCCAGCCTCACCGCCTCACAGGCACAGGCTCTGCTGGGGAACGGCTACAGCTTTTACGGGTCTTACAAAAGCACGGATTCCACATTCAGTTTTCTGAATAATGGTGCGGTCTCCGGCCCGTTTTCCTGGGCGGATAGCTACATCAACCAGATCTGGATGAACGCCAGCTTCCAGAATGACCTCATCACCCTGTTCTCCAATGCCGGGCAAATTCCCTATAACGCGGTAGGGGATTCCCTGATCGCCACATCCGTGCAGGGCACGATTGATACCGCCCTGTCCTTCGGGGCCATTCAGCCCAACGTCACCCTGTCGGACGCACAGAAGCAGGCCGTCAATGCGGATGCCGGGCGCAGTATTGATACCGTCCTCTCCACCCGCGGCTGGTATCTGCAGCCCGGTGCGTCCACCGCGTCTGCTGCCGTCCGGGCTGCACGCGGCACGGTGCAGGGGCGGTTTTTCTATATGGATGGTCAGTCCGTCCAGTCCATCGCCCTGGCCTCTGTCGAAGCCCAGTAAGAAACCCCGCAAGGAGGCCAGACCCCATGTCCGATTATGACATTACAGCCGCAAATTCCGTCTACACCATCACCGTGCCCGGGCTGTATAACGCCCCCATCACGCTGGAAAACTATGCTGCCGACCGTGCGTTTGAAACCGAAGCGCGTGAACTGGCCGAAACCGCCATGAGCATTGACGGCTACCTGAACGCCGGCTGGATCCCCAACCCCGTCACCCAGACCATCGCACTGGCCGCGAGTAGTGAAAGTGCGTTGATTTTTGAGGCCATTGTCATGGCGCAGGACGCCCGGCGCGGCCTGTATCGCATGGGTGCGGAAATTCAGATCCCGGCCATCGGGCGCAAATATACCATGGTGCGTGGCCTGCTGCGCTCCATTGTCGGCGTGCCGACTGCGGGCCGGGTGCTGGAAGCCCGTCATTTTGAAATCACGTGGGAGCGGGTCCTCCCCGCCGCCATCTGACCCGCTTCAGGACGCCTCGCATGAAAACTCTTGACTATACGCACAGCAAAGCTGGAGCCGATCACGGCAAACGGTTTGTCTTAACGCGCATGGATGCCTTTTCGGCTGATAAATGGGCGCGGCACATCCTTCAGGCCGCCATTCGGGGCGGGGCGCGGATCGGGGCGGATCTGGCAGAAGCCGGTGTTGCGGGGCTGGCCGGTCTGGGCATCGAAATCTTCGGTTTTATGGAAGAAAGCGAGCTGGACCGTGCGCTGGACCGCCTGATGCAGTGCGTCGCCCTGCGGCCAGACCCGGCCCACCCGGATACAACACGCGCCGTCATCGCCACAGACTTTGAGGAACCGGACACCCTCGGCCTCGTCCGTGCAGAAGCCTTCCGTCTGCATGTGGGTTTTTTGCTGGCCGCCGTACACCAGCTTTTCCCCGTGGTGGCGGCCTTGCTGGGAGACGCCGCGCAGGAGAGACCCAGCCAGCCCGCTGCGTAAATGTCTCGCCGGCTCTGGCGGCGGTCATCACCGCAGGTCTCGCCACCCTGCACGAGCTAAAAACGCTTTATGACAGTGAAGATCTTTACGATCTTCTGGAAATCCTGTCCGTCAGAAACTGGAACGCCGCGCATGTCGGAAATGCTGATTGATGAACTGGTCGTCCGGCTGGGGCTGGACACCACCTCTCTGCAAAACGAGGCAAAGCAGACCACCCAGCTTCTGGACAAACTCCGCCAGAGCGCGGAGCAGACAGCCGCCAGCACCCGGCAGGCCAGCACGCAGGCCACGTCCGCTCTCGCACGGATGCGCGGGGAGGCGGTGAGCCTGCTGGCTATCCTCAGCGGTGGCCGCGGCCTCAACCGCCTGCTGGCAGACCTTTCTACCTCCGCCGGACAAACCGCGCCCCGTCCGGTCCGCAAAGCCTTAGCCTCAGCCCCGCCATCCTCCAATCAGGCCACCCAAGCAACCCGTGTCCTCCCTGCGGACAGAAACCCCCTTGCACAGACAACTGTTTCTCCAATCTTGAAGCAGAGCGCCTCCACGCATGCCTCCCGCTTCAGTCAATTCGTGACATCCACCAGCAGGCCCACCAACGCATCCTTTGGCCCGTCCAGCTTCTCTGGTCTGGACGCCCTGCGCACGGATGTCTCTTCAGGGTTCAGCGCTTCATCTCGCGCACAGGCTGCGGCCTTCCCGCCATCATCAACCAATCTGCGCACCACAAAGATTTTTTCCAACACACCCTTTTTGTTGCGCAGGGAACCAGCGCAGGACAGGCTCTCTCACCGCACTCGCCTGAGCACCTCGACCGCCACCCAACGCGCGCCGTACGCCCCCGTCCAGCCCGCGTCAACGCTCCGCAATAGTGCCCCGGAAAACCCACTCCTGCGACCGTTCTCCCGTTCATCTACAGAACAGAAGACCCGCGCAAAACCACGCCATACACAGTCCTTTTCTGCACCAGAAACAAACAACGTATCGCCCGTCGGCTCATCGCCTTCCGGCTCCCGCACACAGACAGAACACACAGTCTCCACAGCCCTAACCCGGCTCATCACCCAAACCGCCCACCGTGTTGCAAAAAGCCCGACGCCCCATCGGACCCCGTTGCGCGACAGCCGTCACGCGCTCCCTCCACCCGCAGGTCCACGCGCTTCCCGCAGCAGTCTCAAATCGCCTCAGACCGGACCCACCGTCGGATATCCTCCCACGAGCAGCCTCAACCGCCGCACATCCGGGCTTGCATCCAACTCCGTCCCCACAGGGCACGCCCCGTTCCGGGCCTCTCACACGGACGCACTCACGGTCCAGACCCGCACGCTCTCCCGCGCCCTCGCCACGCTGCATGCTCATGCAGGCCGGGCACTGGCGGTGCAGCCCTATCTGCCCGGCTCTCCGTTGTTGCATGCCGCAGGGGGGCAGAGCGCACCACATCTGGCGAGTGCATCCCGTCCCACAACCACCACCCATATCGGCCCGGTTACCATCACCGTCCCGTCCGGAAATCCGCAGGCCATCGCGCAGGCTTTGCAGGGGCTGGGGGGAGGGGACAGTCATACCCTCACCAGCCTCGCCACCATCGGCACGGTCTGAAAACACCCTGAAAACAGAACAGTTTTAAAAGGAGCGTTCCCATGCCCATGGTGCCCGTCACCCTGCCTTCGGTGTGGGATATTCCCGTTGCCGCCGGCGTGCCTGCTCTGTTGGGCCAGTCTGTTTCAGCCGGTGTGCGGGCCGCAGCGTCCGTCAGTCTCGGCACAGTGCTGGATGATCTGATGATCAGTCAGGCCGCAGGTCAGTGGGGCATTTTCACCTCCACCGGCACCTGCGTGCTGTCCGCTGCCCGTGTCATGTCAGTCTCTGCAGAAAGTAGCAGCCCGATTGCCACCGCCCCATTGGAAGACGGCGCGTTTCTCTCCTACAGCAAAGTGCAGACACCCCGGCAGCATCGCGTGCTGATGGTGTGCGATGGCTCGGAAACCGGCCTGTCCGGCACGGAAGCGACCCTCTTTTCCGGTCTGGACCTCACACGCCTTGCAGGTATAGAAGCCCTTTATGTGCGCAAGACATTTTTCAATACGCTTGCCGCGCTGGAAGCAGATCTGTCTCTGTACGCCGTCATCACGCCGGAACGTAAATACAGCAATGTCAGCATTACCGGCCACCGCTGGGTGCGAGACGCCCGCCACGGCATCACCATGCCTGTGGTGGAAATCACCTTGCAGGAAGTGCGGCTGACCGGCACGCAAAGTTTCACTCAGACGCAGGCCCCGCAGGGCAGCCGAACAGTCTGCACCGGGCTGGTCTCCGCTCAGTCCCTGCAAACATCCGCCTCCTCCCTCACCCCAGCATCGGGCACAAGCCAGACCAGCACACTGGATGCTACCAGCCTCCTCAGCAACGCCCTTTAAACGCCTGCTCACCACGCAGCAGCCTGCGCGGGCAGGGACACCGACGGGTCAGGTTCTCTCTGGTCTTTCGGAGCTATCCTCTTTATCTCTTAAGGTTCCGTATTCCTTTTTTGATTTACCCATCCAGATCATGAAACATTTTCCAAAAACCACCCGGCCAGCGCATCCTAAAAAAACCACGCACATAAAAGGCCTGCGTGTGCCACTCTGGACACAGTGTCTGGCCGCCGTCTCTGTCTGCCTTCTGGCATCAGGATGTGTGGATGATCATGGCAGAGGGGACATGCACGCCGCTGTTTCCGAGTGTTTTTTTAAATACCCCTTTGCAAAAGGGACAGCCTATCAGCGGTTCAACTGCATCTATCAGGCCCATGCCCATTATGGGCCGGAGGCCATGGGCGCGCAGTACAGCCTGCGTTTGCAAGTCGACCTGGCGTCACTGAAGGTTGGGCAGGACGTGGATTCCGGCACGTTAACGCCGGAAGAGGGCAAGACAACCCTGCGGTGGGTGACGGATAAAGCCTATGCGCAGGCCTCCCAGTTGCAGGCATGGCTTGCGGCACACCCACAAAGAAACTGATAACCCCTATAAAGAAAAAGAGGGAATGTCGCCTGAGCAACAGTCCCCCTCCCACGGCATAAGCCAGAAATTTTTAAATCTGTGTTTTACTGGGCCCGCGGCACAATGGCGGGCTGTGCGGAGTTTTTGTCTGTATTCAGCACAGCATTCCCGGACTGTTTGGAGTAGGTCGCAGATGTAGACTGCTGCGGCGTACGGGGCGGATGGAAAGCGGAAACCCCAAGAATACCACCGGCAGAACGCTGCATCGTGCCTTCCGGCTGGCGCGCACATCCACGGGTAATAATGGAACAGACGCCGTCCGTGCCAATCATTTCATCATCATTGCCGGTATAATGCACGTCGGACACGCGGTCATTATCCAGACGGATCACAGCAGTACAGCCCGTGCCGCCACCCCCGCCCAGCACGTTGATGAGGGTGGAAATATCTCCAACCGGAATAAGGGTAGACCCGCCATAGCTTGGCGCGGGCTGCGTGCCGGAATAGACGAAGATCTGCGTCGTATCATTAATCTGTTTGGTGGAGGCGGGGAGGCCAGCACAGGCCTGCAGATCGTAGGAGGTCATCCCGATCATCGTGACTTGTGCTTTATGAGCAGCGCGTGAATCAAAATAACCACAACCGCTTAAGCTGACAGAGAGTGAGGCGACCGCAAACAAACCCAAAAGACGACACTTCATTTTTTCGACTATCCTCACACCACGTCCAAAATACTTATACCAAACCGTAGAGAGCTATTACTATACTGTGTTCTTTCTCTGCAATGCAAGAGATCTGAAAATTCGTAAAATATTTCTTTTCTGACAAATATCTTTCTATCGCCTTAATATCCTGATTGCATTGTCAATTCTATATCATTTCGATTATGATGAAAAGTGTTTCTCTCTAGTCTTGCCTTTTCCTCCCCATCATACGCTATTATCATGGGGTTGTTTAATTGTACTGTCTGAGACCCTCGGTCATCCTGCAAAACGGTCCCTGCGGTCAAAGGAGAATTTGCTGATCATGTTGCTTCCGTCCCGTCATCAGGTGCTGGCCTGCTCCTCTCTCGTCGTCTCGCTTTTCGCGCTGAGCGCCTGCATGAACCCCGGTCAGCCGCCCGCACCGCCGTTGCCTGCGCTGGCAAAACCCACTCCCTTTACGGCGGCGGATACAAGCTTTGCCACAAAGCTCAATGATGTAGAGCTGACCCACATTGCGCTGGCAAACCTTGCCAAAACCCATGCGGCCCGCAGCGATATCGCGCAGCTCAGCCCGACAATCGTCAAAGACCTGACAGACAACCATGATAAGCTGACAGCGCTGGCCACCACCGGCACGGCAACGCTGGCTGCAAAACCTTCTGCACAGAGCCAGAAGATTATTGATCAGATGCAGCGCCTGCACGGTGCAGCGTTTGACAGAAGCTACGCACGCTATCTGGCAAGCAACACAAAAACGACCAGCCTGTTTATTGATGCCAGCAACGCCACTTCTACAAACGCGGATCTGGTAAAGCTCGCAACCGACCTCAAAACCAAACTCCTCGGTTACGAAGCTCAGGTTAAATAAAGCCGCTTTAAAAGACCGTCTCCCCCAACCCGGATGAGATGTCTTTTCTGACCCTGTGGCTCCCGGCCGACCACGCCCGGAGCCACAGACCGTCTGCACACCCCCTAAATTCTCCCCTCATTGCGCATAATCTCTCCTCTGTTGTTTCAACAGGGGTGCCTGTGGAGATGATTGCAAAAGAGTAGAAAAGAGCAGCTTTCTTTCAGAAGTTGGAAGCTCTCAGCTCGCGCCTGTGCGTCATCATACACATCCGCTCTAACTCTCCCTGAAATCACCAGAAGTCAGATATCGGCTTACAAAAATCTGATTTTCCAAAAACAAAAATCTCCCTCCACGCCCGCACAACCGGAGTGGCTTCCTTATGTCCACAGCCCTACTGCAATCGTCGCTTTCCCCCACCACCACAGCCTCTCTGCTCACGGTGCCGCTAACCGCCGTCCCGGCGCAGACGCTGAAAGTCTCGTTGTCCGGAACCCTGATCCAGATCACCCTGCGCCAGCGCAGCACTGGCCTGTATGCGGATTTTGACGCCAACAGCACGCGTTTTCTTTCCGGCGTGCTGTGTCAGGACCGCACATGGCTGGTGCGGGATGCCGCCATCGGCCTGCCCGGAGACTTTCTGTTTGCTGATACACAAGGTCAGCAAAACCCGGACACCACCGCCCTTGGCTCCCGCTTCCTCCTCCTCTACCGCCCCGGCTGGCCTTCCTGACGAGGCCCATCCCCCAGCCCTGATCCTCCGCTGTCCTTCATTCCGGAAACTCCCGCACCATGTCGCAAACAACGCTCCAGAACCGCGCCGTGGATGTGACATTCCGGCTGCTCTCACAGGCGTTCGGCCCTAATGGGGAGGACACAGTCACGCTTTCCGGCCTGCGCGTGCATGCCGAGGTGACACAGGCCCGCTTCCCCACGGCAGAAAGTGCGACGGTGCGGATTGAAGGCATGACCCCGGATGTCATGAACCGCCTGAGCATGGCCGCCCCGGACCCCACACGCCAGAGTGCGAGTGAACTCATCCTCACAACGCAGGACGGGGCAGGGGGCAGCGCCCTTATTTTTCAGGGCGGTGTGACGCTGGCCTATGTGGATTATACCAACGCTCCCAATGTCGCCTTTGTAGCACAAGCATTTTCTACAGTTTTGCCAAACGCCATGACGGCCACCCCCACCGGCTACCGCGGCGCAGTCTCCACCGGGCAGGTGCTCGCCACCATTGCCAGCAAGGCCGGGCTGACCCTGCATAATCAGGGCGTCACTACCTTGCTGCATGACCCGTACTTCCACGGCAGCCCCGGCCAGCAACTCAGCCAGTGTCTGGAAACCGTGCCCCTGTGCGCCGGTCTGGGGCGCGGCCAGCTTTCGGTCTGGCCAGCGACGGTTTCCGCCACACAAGCCCTGTCGGTCTCCGCAGAAACCGGGCTGATCGGCTACCCGGCCTGGTCCGCTGGTGGGCTGGCTTTGCGGATGCTGTTCAATCCCCTTGTCAGCTTTAACAGCCTGATCGCCCTGCACAGCCGCTACCAGCCCGCCGGATGGGGGCAGCAGAACGGCCCGGTGCCTGTCGGGTTGTGGGGCGCCTCTCAGGTGCGCCACACCCTGCAAACAGAAACACCCCACGGCGCATGGTTTACGGACATCGTGGCGCAGGCCTATCGGGAACCCACAGCATGACCCAGCCCAACACCGACGCACAAAGCGCACCGCAGGCTCCCGCCAGCGGCTACCCCATTTTCAACCGGGCCGATGCCGCAGCATCAGACTTCAATGCTCTGAGCACTGTCATCGCCCGTCTGCTGTCCGGCCGCCGCACCATTGTGCCTGTGCAGGTCAAGGCTGTTTCCGGGGCCGGGCTCAACCCGGTTGGCACGGTGGATGTGCAGCCTATGGTGCATCAGCAGGACGCCTCTGGTAGCGTCATGCCGCACGGCGTGTTGTATAATGTGCCGTATTTCAGGCTACAGGGCGGAAGCCGCGCCGTTATTCTGGACCCAATGGAAGGGGATATCGGCCTCGCCCTTATAGCGGACCGCGATATCTTCAACGTCAAAACCGCCCGCGCCAGCGCTGCCCCCGGCTCGTTCAGGCAGCAGAACATGGCGGACGCCCTCTATATCGGCGGCTTCCTCAACGGCACGCCACAGGAGTATCTCTGGTTCAGTGAAAACGGCATTACGCTGAAAACGTCTGGCACCTTCAGTATTGACGCCCAGACGACCCACATTACCGGCCCCGTCTCCATAGAGGGCAGCCTCACCGTTTCGCAGGACGCCACCGCCAATGGCATCTCTCTTACCCAACACACCCACCCCGGCGTGCAACCTGGTGCCGGGACCACCGGCACCCCGCAGGGTTAACCGCAGCACGCACCGCATAAAAAAACGCGACCACAGGCAAAACCATGGTCGCGTTTCTTATCGTGTTTACTGCGCAGTCTCAGTGTTCAGACGTCACTGCCGCGTGTGGCACCTTACACCGCATGCACAGAGGCTTCACGCGGCCAGAAGCGCAGGTCGCGGCAGGTTTTGATGAACCCTTCCGCATCCTTACCGGCTTTTAGCGCAATCACGCCATCATCGACGGCGTCATCCACCACACCGGCGCGCTTTAGCAGCGGCAGGGCTGCGGGAGCGTAGCCAATAAACTTGGCGTGGGCATAAGCATCCGTCACAAAATCCCGTGCATCGGAATCCTGCGCAAGCTGCTTCGCGCCCTCTTCGGACGGCAGCAGAACCACCGCATCAAACAGCACGGACGGACCACCCGGCACGCGCTGGGCCGCAGGCACATGCTTGCCGTCAGAGGTTGTAATCCCGCCAATCTGCGGGGCGACAATCTCGACCTCAGCCCTTTCGGCCTTGGCTGCTTTCTGCAGAGCTTCCAGCACGGCTCCGTCGGCACCATTGGTGGCCAGCACGCCAATCTTGCGACCCGCAAAGCTCTTGGGCCCATTTTTCAGAATGCTCAGAGCCGGTGAGGGCGGCAGATCCACCACAGCCCGTGCAGGCGGTGCGGCATCCGGCAGTTTTTCCAGACCCAGACCTTCCGCCACAGCTTTGGCCAGACCCGTATCAATGTTCAGCAAGTGCGAGACAACGCGGCTGCGAATAGCCGGGGTTTCCACCTTGCTGAGTTCAAAGGTGATGGCCATCTGGATATGCGTCTGCTCGACTTCGGTCTGGCTTTTGTAAAACTGACGCGCCTGACTGTAATGGTCCGCAAACTTCTCCGAACGCACCCGTTCCTTCAGGCCGCTGACCTCAGAGGGGAATGTCTTAAACCCCGTCTGCGGGTTTTCACGCGGGCCACCGGCTTCACCACCCCAGGAGTTCGGCTCGTAATTTGCACGCCCCTTCGGGTTGTGCATGGCCATGTGCCCATCCTGCTGGAGGGTATGGAAGGGGCATTTGGGCGCATTGATGGGGATATGCGTAAAGTTCGGCCCACCCAGACGCTTCAGCTGCGTGTCCAGATAGGAGAAGTTACGGCCCTGTAGCAGCGGATCATTAGTAAAATCAATGCCCGGCACAATATTCTGGGTGCAGAACGCCACCTGCTCGGTTTCCGCAAAGAAGTTGTCCACCATGCGGTCCAGCACCAGACGTCCCACCGGCTGCACCGGTAGCAGTTCTTCGGGGATCAGCTTGGTCGCGTCGAGAATGTCAAAGTCGAACTTGTCGGCAAATTCATCGTCAAACAGCTGAACACCCAGCTCCCATTCCGGGAAATCCCCGGCCTGAATGGCGTTCCACAAATCCCGACGATGAAAATCCGGGTCCGCCCCGCTGATTTTCAGCGCCTCGTTCCACACGACGGACTGCACGCCCATTTTCGGCTTCCAGTGGAATTTGGCGTAGGTGGACTGGCCCGCTTTATTCACAAAGCGGAAAGTATGCACACCAAACCCTTCCATAAAGCGGAAGGAGCGGGGGATGCCACGGTCGGACATCACCCACATGATCATGTTCATGCTTTCCGGGGTGAGGGAGATAAAGTCCCAGAAGTTATCGTGCGCGGACTGCGCCTGCGGAAAGGCCCGGTCCGGCTCTTCCTTCACCGCATGCACCATGTCCGGAAACTTGATGGCATCCTGAATGAAGAACACCGGGATATTATTGCCCACAATGTCCCAGTTGCCTTCCTTGGTGTAAAGCTTGACGGCAAAGCCGCGCGCATCACGCGCAAGGTCGGTAGAGCCCTTGCTGCCCGCCACGGTGGAGAACCGCACAAAAGCCGGAACCCGCTCACCCTCACGCTGCAACACGTCGGCGCTGGTGATGTTGGAAAGGGAATGTGTCAGTTCAAAAAAACCATGTGCCCCGTAGCCACGGGCATGGACTACGCGCTCGGGGATGCGCTCATGGTCGAAGTGGAAAATCTTTTCGCGGAAGTGGAAATCTTCCATCAGGCTCGGGCCGCGCGCACCTGCTTTTAATGTGTTCTGGTCGTCAGAGACCGGAACGCCCTGCTGGGTTGTCAGGGTGGGAACATCACCGCCTGCGGTCTGGTGGGTTTCCCCGCCTGTGCCGCGCTGTACGGTTTCTTCCCCCAGTTTTACGGTGGTCTTGTCTGTATGGGCTGATTTGGCGCTCATGATGGTGTGCCTTTGCCTGCTGAAATAAAAAACGATGGCGCGATTAAGAAAGTCTTAAGAAAAACTGATCACTGACCTTGTCTGCATACCCTTGCAGACATGCAGGATTCAGGCCCGTGCAGACCTCCTCCAAAAACCGATCCATCGCGTATCTGCCATAACAACGCTGTGCCGACGGTAAAGTTGCCAGACCATCCCAGCCGCCTTGCGGATAAAACCTATTCACTTTTGTAAGAAACCCGTCCGATTGCGCCCCCGCGTGGTCACTTCTAGCGTCCGCGCATACTGGGTCCGCCCCCATATCCACACATCCAAACATGCAGAGAATACGCCAGATGCAAACCCTGCTTCTCGACCGATCAACCTGGGATCTGGTGGTCGATGCCAGTGGCAGTCTTGCCGTGGCGTCCGCACCCTATGCCGTTGCGCAGAACGTCGCCTGTGCGGTGCGCGTGTTTCTGGGGGAGTGCTGGTACAACACGGCTCTCGGCCTGCCGTATCTCACCAACATTCTCGGCCGCACCCAGTCCGCTGCCCTGTTCCGGGCCGATGTGGAGCAAACCGCCCTGAGTGTGGATGGCGTTGCACAGGCCGTGTGCGTACTCACCGGCCTCAGCCCGGCCCGCCGCCTGTCCGGCATCATCCAGTTAACCCTTACTGATGGGAGCCAGACCGTTGTCAGCCTCTAACACCGCCACAGGCACCACATCCGTCCCGGCTCCGGTGCTGGACGCCACGGGCTTCATGATGCCGGAAGAATCCGACATACTGGCCAGCGTTCTTGCCGATATTAACGCGGCTTTTGGCAATACCCTCAATACCGATCTCTCCACCCCGCAAGGGCAACTGGCGATGTCGCTCACGGCTATTCTGGGCGATGCGTATGACCAGTTTCTCGCCCTCGCCAACGGCGTAGACCCGGCCCGGGCTGAAGGCCGTATGCAGGATGCCATCGGGCGCATTTACTTCATGTCCCGCCTGCCGGCCACGCCCACAACCGTCACCTGTGTCTGCACCGGCGCGGCGGGCACGGTTATCCCGCAAGGCGCGCTCATCAAGGATCAGTCCGGCAACAGCTATACGGCAGATAATGCCCTCACGCTGGATGCCACGGGCACCGCGCAAGGCAGTTTTACCTGCACCAGTGCGGGGGAGGTGGTCTGTCCGGCAGGGAGTGTCACCATCAGCCAGTCCGTGGCGGGATGGAGTGCGGTCAGTAATCCCGCTGCCGGTGTCACAGGCCGCGCTGTGGAAAGTCGCGCCGCCTTTGAGGCCCGGCGCAAAACGTCAGTCGCGGTCAACGCCATTGGTCCGCTGGACGCTATTTCTGCCGCCGTGCAGGCCGTCTCCGGTGTGACAGATGCTTATGTGACGGATAACAGCACGGCTGAAAATGTCACCGTCAACGGCGTGACGCTTGCGCCGCACAGCCTGTATGTTTGCGCTCATGGCGGGGCAGATGCGGATATTGCTCTGGCCATTCTGCGCAAAAAGCCACCGGGCTGCGCCTATAACGGCAATACCACCGTCACTGTGGCGGACCCATCCAGCACCTACGCAACACTGCCCAGCTATACAGTCAGTTTTCAAAGGCCAGCGCCCACGCCGGTTTATGTTACGGTGCGTCTCGCGTCTTCCGCTGCCGTACCCGCTACAGTGACCACAGAGGCTCAGGCCGCCGTGCAATCCGCCTTTCTGGGGGATGACGGGGGCACCCGCGCCCGCATTGGCTGCACTCTTTATGCCAGCCGGTTTTATGCAGCGGTGGCGGGCCTTGGCTCATGGGTGCAGATTACGGAAATCACGGTTGGCACCAGCCCAAACCCCACCGGCTTTACCGTGCAGATGCAGGCCGACCAGATCCCGACGCTGGATGCCAGCACCATCAGTGTGGAACTGGTGTAATGCAGGACGTGCAGAAAACGGTCCTGTCACAATATGCCTGCGCCCCCAGCCTGAACGCCCTTATCACCGCCTGGAATCAGGCGTTTGACCCCGCAACGCTCATTGACCAGTGGTATGACCAGATCTGGAACATCGCCACGGCACAGGGCTACGGGCTGGATGTGTGGGGGCGGATTGTGGGCGTGCAACGCGTCCTCACTATTTCCTCTGAAAATTTCGTAGGCTTTGCAGAAGCGTCGGATCTGACCGAACAAGGCTTTAACATAGCCCCCTGGTATAAAGGCACCGCCACCAGCAGCAATGTCAGCCTGTCGGATGAGGGCTTTCGTCAGCTCATTTACGCCAAAGCGATGGCGAACATCACGGATGGGTCCGTCCTGAGCCTGAACCGTCTTCTCATGGCGCTGTTTGCCGGGCAGGGCGATGCGTGGGTGGAAGACCACGGTGACATGAGCATGACCTACGTTTTCAATTTTATCCCGACAGATGTGCAGGTTTCCATCATTCAAAGTAGCGGCGTCCTGCCGCGCCCGGCCGGAGTGGCCGTCTCTTACGCCATCAGGGGGCATGCATGAAGCAGTCTGATTTCCCCACACGCCTTGCAACACCCATTGCAGACAGCGCTGCGGCCAGTGATATTGCAACCATTCCCACAACACAGGCGCACTCGGGGGATGGCACGGCCTCGCTGGCGCTGGGTTTCCCACCAGAAACCTTCATTGCCCGCTCCGCAGGGGGGGTGCCCCCGCGCGGGCAGGACATGAACGGCCTGCTCAACCTGATTTCCAAAATCCTGCGTGCCTATCAGGCCGGATGCTGGGGAACGTTTGACGCAGGGTTTGCGCAGGCCATTGGTGGCTATCCGGCCGGTGCGGTTGTGTCCGGCACAACACCCGGTACATTCTGGGTTTCCACTGCGGATGATAACGTTACCATGCCCGGTGCGCAGGGTGCCGCATGGCAGAACCTGTTTACCGGCTATCTGCCGTTATCCGGGGGCACGGTCTCCTGGCTGAGCGTCAACGGTCCGGTGGTGGTGGAAGGGTTTGGCGGCCTGACCGCGCAGGCCATCCCCACCAACCCGCAGGTGGGGGATTATATCAACTATCCCAGCTTTGCCTCCAAAGCAGAAGGGCGGGGTGGCCAGTTTCTTGTCGGCTTGCAGGAAGAAGTGGGCACGACTTTCCGGGCCCTTCTGTCCCTGCAATTTACAGATGGTTCATGGCGTTATGTCCAGTGGGGCCAGAACCGGCGGATCAATGACAGCCAGTACGGAGACATTGCTTACACGTCAGACCTGAACTCATACGTTTCCGCTGGTCTTTATAACAGTGATTTCGGCACAGCAGATGGCCGGGTGATCAATCTGGCCTATGGCCACCGCATACAAGCGTTTCAGGCGAGTGTCGGGAACGGCACAACGGCTGGAACATGGGTAACATTCCCCGTCGCCTTTTCAGGAACCCCCGTTTTCTATCAGGCCAATTCCTGCGGCAATAGCGATGATGTGACGGACACCGATTACTGGTGTTACGGCGCAACAGCGACCGGCCTGTTTGTCCGCCCCCGCAACCATCAGGGGCCAGCCAATATCATCGTGATAGGGCCAAAATAATGACAGATGTGAAAACAGAGTATCCAGACCGTTATTATGCGGCCTATGACACTACGGCCCCGCAGCCCACACCGGTTACGGGTTGGTATGATACAGGGAGCATGAGCAGCCTTGCCGCTGTGCCGCCTGCTGCCAGTCTGATCCCCATCAGTGTGGAAGACTGGGCCAACACCACCAGCTTCCGCCTGCCCGGCGGACGCGGGGTGCTGAATGGAAAAGTTATTGATTATACGGCTCCCGTTCAGCCGGTGCCGCTTGTAACACAGGCTCAGAACGCACTTGTGGCCGCCCGCCAGACCATGTGGGCGGAGTATGGGGTAATGAATGAGCCGACCCCGGACGTATGGGTCACTTACCTCAAAGCACTGCGCGCCATTGCGGAGGGGCAGGATACTGCCAGCACAACACTCCCGCAGGCCCCGGCATGACGGCCCCTCTGCCATCCCCCAACTGGCGGCCCGCCCCGGCGCGTATGCTGCCGCTCATCCTTCCGCCGGGTCTGCGCCTGCGTGGTCTGGTCGCGCAGGAAGTCTGTCTGGCATGGGCGCCCAAAGCCAGTGGTGATAATCTGGATTTCACCCTCAACCCCAAAAACTGGCTGCACGGAACAGGGGATTACCTGGCCTCCGTCACCGCCAGTGTTCTGACAGCCACCGGTGCATCAACGGACCTGACTGTTCTCTGGGCTACCGTGCTGCACGGCATGGCCTGCATTTTTCTGGGGGGTGGGCCACCAGGCACGGTGCAGCAGGTTCAGGTGTCCGTCACCACGCAGCAGGGGCGTAGCCTTGTGCAGCCGGTGGCCGTAGCCATTCTGGCAGATACACCCGCCACAGCGCCTCAGCCTGTCCCGTGTCTGGCAGATGGCACCCCGGTTCCGCCTAACGCTATGGCGCTGCCGGGGGGCGGAATCCTCACCGGCCCGTCCGGAACCCCTTATCTTATCGCATAGCGGGAGAACCCATGTCCGGGTCAAGCAGTTTCACGGCATCCACACCCAGTGGCATGCCGCTTTCGGCGTTGCCGGTGCAACCTCAGCCCGCACCGGCTGATCTTGTTTTTGGCATCTTTAACGGGCAGGGGCAGTTTGTGCCTCAGTCTGCCATCTGGACCGGCGCTGTCTCTAAAACGGGTGACACCCTCACAGGATTGCTGAGCTGCGCCCTTGCCCCGACAGATGCCGCGCATCTGGTCAACAAGGCCTATGTGGATGCACAGAGCGGGCAGGTGAGCGGCACCGTTTCCACCCTCGTCACACAGGCGCAGGACGCCGCAACACAGGCGCAAACAGCCGTCGCCCACGCATCGGACGCCGCAGCAACCGTGGTGGCTGATCAGAAGGGTATTCCCAATGGTCTCGCCACGCTCTCATCCAATGGCAATCTGGTGCTGGGCGGGCTGGACTGTCTGGGCGTGCAGGATGGGCATGTGCTGATGGCTATGGACCTCCCCACCACGGACCCCGGCCTGCGCGGCGTCTGGTGGAATAACGGCGGCTATCTTTGTATTTCTCAAGGCACGTCTTCATGAGCCCTCTTCTCAAAACACGTTTTCTTCTCAGCCTGTGTTCCGGGGCAGCCGTTCTGGCGGGAGCAGAGGGTGCAGCATCTGCCCGGCCCAACCACCTGCTGCCGCAATATCAGGCGGCATGGCAGGCCACGGCGTCTGCGTCCGCCAGTCAGCTTTCCACGCTCTCTGCAACTGCGGCGGAGATCGCTACCCCGTCCACACCGTCCGGTTCCGGCACGGTAGCATCTGCGCAAACACCCACGCTCCTGCGCAGCGCGCTTATGGCCAAATCTCTGGCAAGCAGCGTAGCTTCTTACGTGCCTACGCGGCCACCGGGCGGGCTGGATGCCGCAACAGGTGTGCCCGCTTTGTGGCAGAACGCCACCATCGGGCAGATTGGCGCTATGGCCGATGGCAGCGTGCAGCAGTCCGATAAAGGCGCGCCCAACGGTGTGGCGGCGCTGGACGCCAATGGTGCGATGACGGCCCCTGTCTCGGGTGACCTCTCCACCGCGACGGCAAAAATTGGCGCAAACGGAGCCGTGGGCAGGCCGCTGGCGGAACGGTTTGCGGACCAGTTAAACGCAAAGGATTTCGGTCTGGCGCTGGACGGCAGAACGGATGACACCGCTGCCCTTCAGGCCGCCAAAAACGCCGCAGCCGCCGGGGCGGTCATTCAGCTTCCCGCAGGTAAGCTGACGCTCACGGCTCTGCCCACCGGCAGCACGCCCAACCTGTGGCAGGCTAACGGCACCTTGCAGGCTGATGGCGGTCCGCTGACCACTCTGGGCACGGACGTTCTGGAAAGCACGCTGGAAGGCGGTAAATATTTTGCCCGTGGCCAGACCTCAGCGGACATGGCCCCCGTGCTGCGGAAGGATCTGGATATCACCCATTCCGGCGGCACAACCGGATTTGTGATGAATCTGGAAAAGGGCAACTGCACCATCCCCTCCGTGGGGGCCGCACTGAATGACTATGTCTGGTGCCATTCCACGGTGCTGAACAGCGCAGCCTTTGGGGGCGGGCAGCATGTGGCGCAGGCCAGTCTGGCGCAGCGGCCCGCCAATGCGCTGGCGGATGGCAAAGGGTCACGCTCCCAGATCTGGGCCGGGTATGATGAAACCCGTGATGACACCGGCCAGCCGTCCAATATTGCCGGCAGTCTGGTGGGGCGGGAAATTGATGTCTATGCCAACGCGGATGACCCCAATAACTGGCGCATCGGCCTCCAGCTTCAGATTGCCGGAGCCGACAGCAGCGGAACGCCGGGCCGGGTGGGAAAGGGCATTGCGCTGGGGAATAATGACAGCACCAGCGCCTATGGCATCATGATTGACGCCGCAGGCCGGTTTGATACGGCGGGCATTGATCTCTCCCGCAGCACACCGGTCAATAACGCCCCGGTTCTGAATATCGGCGCAAACCGCAACCTTGCGTTTAGTGATGACCACAAGCCGCATTTTCAGTTTGATTCCGCCGCCTATACCCTGCGCTACTGGTATGACACCACGCCACTTTTTTCCGTTGGGATGAACGGGGATGTGACGACCGCCATTGCCAACCCCGGGAGCGGTATTGCGTGGACACTGGGTGGTCAGGCGCTCATTGGCCTCAATCTGACGAGCCTGAGCACGCCGGAAGCCGTGCGGCTGGGCACAGGGCAGGCGTTCTCCTGGGAACCGACGGCTATTGTGCAAACACGTTTTGCAGACGGTAAACTCACTGATCAGGTTGCCGCAGGGGTTGCCCGCACGCTGGATACACAGGGCAATGAGACCATTACCGGTGCGGCCCATAACAGCCAGACAGTCGTCAGCCTCAGCCAGCCCACCGCCGCCGCATTTGTGGCGGAGGGGACAGCCGCTATCGGGGTAGACACGACCGGTCTTGCCGCATCTGATGCGTTACGCATGGCGGAAGGGCAGCATGTATCATGGGAGCAGACAGCAACCGTGCAAACCCGTTTCACCAGCGGGCAGTTGCAGGATACGTGGGGCGGAACACCGCTGCGCTCACTGGACCAGAGCGGGAATGAAACGCTGACCGGCAGCAGCCTGAACAGCGGCATGACCACCACCATGAACAATGCCTCAGCCAGCGCCGTTACGTTGAACGGCACGGCAGGTATCGGCATCAATCTGTCCGGGCTGACCACGCCGCAGGCGGTGCGATTTGGCAGCGGGCAGGCTGTGGCGTGGGAGCCAACGGGGGTGATCACCACGGGCTACACCACAACGGGCCTGCGGGATGCCAACGGCAGCACCACCCTGCGCCTGCTGGACACGGCAGGGAATGAAACTCTGAGCGGCGCGCTAACCCCCGCTGGCGGCATCCGTCTGCCTACTTTCTCCCGCGCGGCCATCAAAGGCATGAGCAACCTGCCCATTGGCACCACGCTTTATGATGCGGATGATGACGCCCCGGCCATTTACACCTCCGCGGGCTGGAAACTGGCGGCGTTGAACGCCATGCCGTGACGGTTTTATGGCATGCCCGGTTCTTCTTGATGCGCCCGCACGCTCTCCTGTAATCTGGTGCCGACCTTTGCGCACAAGACATGAAGGCAGAGAGGCAGCATGAGAAGAAAAACAAGATTTGCCCTGCTTGCAGGAGGCATCCTTCTGGGGAGCGCTGCTCTGCAGGCACCGACGCCCGTTTTGGCCCGATCCGTGCATCTGGCCCCCAATGTGCCCAGCACAGTCGTGTCCGGCACGCTGGAAGGCGCTGGCACTGTTCCGTTTCATGTGCCCGTCAAGGAAGGGCAGAAGCTGAATATCCAGTGCCATTCCCGCAAAAGCGGCATTTACTTTTTTGTAAAAGACCCGTCTGGCAGCGTGGTTTATGATAGTGCGGGGAGCCCGCAGCCCGACAGGTGGACCGGTGAGGCCTCTTCTGCGGGCCTTTACACGGTCGGGGTTTATCAGAAGCGCTCTCCCATTCACCCCCATAAAGGGCAGACGGCATTTTTCCGCCTGCATGTAGCCGTTAATAACGACTGA